CCAAATATGGACGGTCCGCCTAGTTGGTACCATTTTTCAAAAAATTTGGCCGAATTTGCAACTGTTAGCCATGGACCTGCAACGCATGTTTTGAATTGGGCTGTAATTGATTACCTTATCCCAATAAAACAGAAATTGAGCGCGTTGGGTTTTGGTAAAACACGCATTGTCCAACCATTGACAAATATTGAAAATGTCAATGGCGTTCCTGGTGCAAGATTCCTAGATGCTCTAAAAGTTTCAACCGCAGCAGGATACCCGCTTAAAGGCAAAACGTCTGATTATTTAGTTGGTGTGGATGGCAGTCGCGATTTTATCAATCCTATGGTATGGGATTTCGTGAGACAATCAGAAGAAAAATACCTGCAAGGACAACGCTGTTATCATGTGTTCGTCGCACATTTGAAGGATGAGCCTGTTAAATTAGGTAAGGACAAAGTTAGAGTTTTCTTCGGCAATGGTACAGTATTTAAGTTGTTAATTAGAAAATACTGGCTACCTATTGTTCGACTGTTATCCGAACTTCCTTTACTTTCTGAGTGTGCCATTGGTATTAATAGCCATGGTTTTGAATGGGAAGAGTTCATGGATTTTGTTTCTTATCATGGTGACAACAGGTGTGTTGCAGGAGATTATAAAGGATACGATCAGAAAGAATTTCTGAATGTTATTCAAGCGTCTTACCGCATTTACATCGAACTTGCTCGTTCTATTGGATACACTGTGGAAAATCTTAAAATCATGGAGTCTATGGTTGCTGATTTATCTTTATTTTGTGTTCAATATTATGGAGCTATTATTATGATGTCACGTGGTAATCCAAGTGGACAAAATTTAACATCATATGTTAACAGTACCGCCAATAGTCTTAATTCTAGATGTGCTTATTATGAATCACATGGGGGAATTCCTCCTCCTTTTAGGAAATGTGTTAATATGATGACATATGGTGACGATGATATAGGCACGGTTTCTAGTTCTTGCACTTGGTACAATGCGCAGATTAAAGCTTCATACCTTGAAAAATATGGGATTTTATATACGCCGCCCACTAAGGAAGGTGATCATGATATGTTTTATAATGTTTATGAAGTTGATTTTCTTAAGCGACAAACCATTTACATTCCTGAATTAGATCGTAGATTAGGAGCGCTCAGCGAGTCTAGCATTTACAAGTCATTAACTTGTGGAATACCCATTAAGCATATGTCCGAGAATGAATTGTTCGGAAATTTGCTGGACGGAGCTTTACTTGAGTACTTTGCCCATGGTCGTAAAAAATATGATGATTTTCAAGATCGTGTAAACCGGTTCGTGGAAACCAGAAAATTCCACCGTTTCGTGAGGACGAACCATTTATCATTTGACGACAGAGTTGAAGCATGGCTGAACGACAATGATAAACATGAACCACATATTGGTTACCATTACACTTGTGATCGGAAGTGTAATAGGCTTGTGTGGGAGAAGATCTCTAGTGCTCAACCTTCTGGGAGGTTAAAACGTCCCCCAGATTGTACGTAGTTTTACAAAAACAAATCAAGGTGCAAGTACAAGCACGAAGTCAAGATTGTACGAAAACATGGGGTATACAGCCAGTTTAACCCCACTGGAAGGGCCGGATAGCCCGAGCATATCACACATCACAGAGACTGAGCGGAGGATCCGCGAATTACCCTCTGATGTTTGTTATGCACACCACAGAAATCCGCAATTTAATGGAATTGCATGTGTTGGATCTGCGATTCAATATTGGGACACAGTTTCGTGTGGCCTATGTACTCCTCGTAGTCAATATTTTGCTGATTTTCCTAATGACAGCCGTGATCATTACAGCGATCTTTCACCTTTGACACCACATTCGGGTGTTTTACCAGAAGGGGGATACTATAAAGGTCTTGCCGTTCCTGATTCTTTCCGTTATTCTGACGGCACTGTTATCATTGAAGCCATGGAGAACGCATTACTTAAACGTGATGTATATTATAGCTATTTCGAAAAAGGTGATTACTCGTTACCCTTTCCAACTAGCGATTGGTATTTTGAAGCCATTTCCATAGCTGAGAAATTCAAAAATAAGCCAGCTGGTCCATCGGTTGTTGTTCCTCCTTCTCGCGATGATAACAAACCTGACCGACCACAATTTCGTTCTGTTAACTTGTTTCCGCAGTCTGGAATTGTGGAGGATCAAATGTCCAGTACGAC